TTTAGACATACCAGAGGGCTTGTTCAAAAAGAAATAGAGGTTGAGGCGGTTCGATTAGATACATTTATGCAATTACAAAATATAAATCACATTGATTTACTATGTATGGATTTGCAAGGGGCTGAACCATTAGCAGTTGAAGGTTTGGGGGAAAGAAAAAAGGATGTCACTTATATAATTACAGAGGTGGCTGGAAATTTAAATTATGATGGTGAAATTCCATTCTCGAAGTTTAATGAAAAATTGATTGGGATGGGATTTATATGTTTATGTAAAAGGGGAACAAACGCAGTATATAAACACAAGTGATGGACTGGATACAAGGAGAACGGTTTATTGATTTGGCAAACAATGTCAACATCTTTTATCGGCATACACACGATGTAAATTACTTTTTCAAGAATTTGCCGACTAATAATCCGTTTATACTTATCTCACATAATAGTGATGGTTGCATCATGTGGAATCCGAATAGAGAAGATCATGCTGATATTTCTCTTATACCAAACACTCTTATTCATTGGTTTGGGCAAAATGTGAATGTGACAAGTCCTTTTGTTTCTTCTATCCCGATTGGGCTGGAAAATGATAAGTGGCAGAAGAAGGAACAGAAGCTCCGATTAATGAAAGACATGCTTAGATCCAATCATGTAAAGAGAAATCTTTTGTACATTAATCATAATGTAAAAACAAATCCCACAGAAAGAGAAAAATCATATAAGATACTTGAAGGAAAGTCTTGGGTTACAATTGACCATGGGACAAATGGGGCGGGATTTTCTGAATACCTTTTAGCTATTTGCCAACATCCGTTTATAATTAGTCCGGAAGGGCATGGGATGGATACGCATAGAACATGGGAAGCTCTTTATATGGGGTGTATTCCTATTGAAAAGAGAAATCTTAATAATCGTTTTTATGAGGACCTTCCAATTTGTTTTGTTAATGACTGGGAAGAAATCACTGAGGAGTTCTTAGTGCGGGAATTAATTCGTATTAGGACTACTGACTGGAATATGGAGAAATTAACATTTGCATATTGGGCAAACAAAATACAGAATTATGCGTAATGTTGGTATTATATGTGATATAAATTATGAGCGACATCATTTGTTTCGCAGTTATTTTAATGCCGTAAAGAATATTTATGGCAAAGTATCTATTGTTAAAGAAGTTTCTGATCTTGAAAATATAGATATTCTGTTTATTGGAGATGATCATTACGGACCCCATAAGAAAATATGGATGAATGTTTCATTTATAAATTATTGTAATGAACATGATATTCAAGTGGTGGTAATGACTAATGAGCGAATCTTGAATTCTTATTTTCCATGGAATAAAGAAATATTTCTACATTTGACTCAATTTGATAATCTTATTCATTATGTGAATGATGTAGATGATGCAAAGAAATTAGGATTACGTATCAATCGCACTGCAATGTCCCGTAGTATATCATTTAAGAAGTGGGATGGTTCGAAAAAAGATCGAGCTATATTTGTAGGCAATATTAAATGTAAATCATACTCAGAAAGAGTAGGAGTACTTGATGTTGTAAGAAAGATATTACCGATTGATGTAATAACAGATATCCCAACTTGGGATGCTTATATGCAATTAATATCTCAATATCGGTTTGTATTTTCTCCTATTGGGAATGGTAATTTTTTTCCGATGAGATTTTATGAAGCGTTGGCTGTTAATTCTATTCCATTACATCAAGTTCGGTCGGACACATTAGATTATTATACAACAGAGAAGGAGTTTGATGATTGTGTATTTTTTGAAACAGTAGATGAATTAAAATCAAAATTAGTAGGATTTACAAAAGAGAAAAGTCATAATGTGATTTGGATGGAGGATCACTTAATACAATATCTGAAAGAAGATCAATTATTATAGTTATGGAGAACGATAGTATCATATTGGTAACAGGTTGTCAAGGGATGACCGGATCGGCAGTGGTAAGAACATTGCTGGAAATGGGGTACAAAAATGTGGTAGGAATAGACCGCGATGATTGTGACCTTACTATTCAAGATCAAGTTTGGAAAATGTTTAACAAAGTCCATCCTGATTACGTATTTCATATTGCTGCAAAAGTAGGAGGCATTAATGCTAATAATACGCAGAGTGCTGATTTCATTTATGAAAATCTTATGATGCAATGCAATGTGATAGAAACAAGCAGATTATTATCTGTTAAGAAACTCATATTTTGTGGGTCTGCTTGTATTTACCCCAAGGATACCCCAATGCCTATAAAAGAAGAGTATTTGTTGACTGGGAAAATGGAACAGACAAATGTAGCGTATGCTATTGCTAAAATAGCTGGAGTAATAGCTACGCAAATGTATAGGAAACAATACGGGTGTAATTTTATTTCAGCTATGCCTACCAATTTGTATGGTATCGGCGATAATTTTCATCTACAAGATTCCCATGTTCTACCGGCATTACTTCGTAAATTTCATGAAGCTAAAATATCAAATTCTCCAACTGTAGAAATATGGGGAACGGGAAATCCAAAGAGAGAATTTTTATATGTAGATGATCTTGCAGATGCTCTGATCTTTCTGATGAATAATTATAATGGAACTTCCCATATTAATGTGGGGACTGGAGTTGATATTCCAATCAGAGAGGTAATCATAATGATTGCTAATATAGTTGGATATGAAGGCAGTGTTACTTGGAATACTTCTTATCCGGATGGTGTATATGAACGCAGGTTAGATGTTACTGAAATAAATGGTCTTGGTTGGAAAGCCAAAGTAAATCTTTCAGAGGGTTTAGCAAGAACATATGATTGGTTTTTGAAAAATTACAATTATATTCGGAAATGACAGATAGAAAAACCATAGTGCTTGTTTTACGAAGTGGAGGAGATTTTTCCATGCAAGATGTTGAGTTAATATCTCGACATATAAATGGAAAATGGCAATCTCCTATTCGCCCCCGTATTCTTTGTTTATGGGATAAGGCTTCTCAGCACTATGACCTTGGTAATTTTGAATTGTTACCATTAAAAACTGTTTTTCCGGGGACTTGGAGTAGAATCCAATTATACAGTCCTGAGATGGATCAGTATCGCCCGTTTTTGTACGTCGATCTTGACACCGCAGTTGTTGATTCTTTAGAACAGGTATTTGCTACTATTACTGATCCATCTCTTTTCATTACTCTTGAAGACTTTTGGCAGAAAGGGGAGCTTGCTACTGGATTGGTTTGGTTTCCAAAAGACTGCGATAAGATTAAGAAAGTTTGGGAGGCTTGGAAAGCTCCAACGGGTAGGAGGATGGATAATTTTGTTCGTCAAATATCTCCAGCAGATGCATATTGGCAAAATCTTACAAAGTCTATTTATGATTTCAAACCTCGTCATAGGAATCTTTTAAAGGAAATTCCTGCGGGAGCTACTCTAATATGCTTTCATGGAAAACCTCGTATTTTTGAGGCCGTAAATATAGAATGGGTAAAAGAATACACGGAGGCATCTTTTTCATCAGAAATAAGGGACGATCTGCCTGTTACGGTTATAATCCCTTACAATAAAGACCGAGGCTGGTTAAATCAAGCAATAAGCAGCGTTCCTAAAGGGGTTCAATTATTATTGAGTAAAGGGGACGGTAATTGGCCAGAGAATTTTAACAAGGTATTAGATCAGGCTACTGGTAAATATATTCGTTGGTTACATGAAGATGATATGCTCACTCCGAATTGTATAGAAGATTCAATTAGAACATTTGAAGAGCAAGATGTAGATTTCATACATGGACCGGCTATTGAAATATTTATGAATCCGTTCCGTTCTACCCAGCAATATACTCCTCCTATTAAACATCCGACTGTTGATGATCTACTTCGCAAGAATGTTTTCCATAGTGCTACTATGATGTATAAACGGGAAGTATTTGAAACGGTGGGAAAAATGGACGAAACGCTAAACACTGCGGAGGAATTTGAATTCAATCTCCGTTGTTTAAAATCAGGGTTGAAGATAGGATATTGTGAAACTCCATTAGCATTTTATCGCAGACATCCACAGCAGAAAGTACGTGTAGTTTCAAAGGAAGCAAAAGATAAAGAGAGAGAACAAGTAAGAACAATGTACAGATGAAAGAGTTTTCACCTATATTTGTAACAGGAGCTGCTCGGAGTGGCTCAGGAATGATAGCAGGTACATTCGTAAAATGTGGAGCATTTGGAGGCGTAATGTCCAATAAACGAGGAATGTATGAAAATGACCGTATTCGTGAAGAGATTGTTAAACCTTATTTGAAAAAGGCGAGGGTAGATAGGGACGGGCAATATCCTCTTTTGAATACTAGTGCCGTTTTTATACCGTGTGAATGGCAAGCTCAGGTAGAGAATGTTATACTTGAACAGGGGTATTCGTTTGATCGGCCTTGGTTATATAAAGATTCTCGTATAACTTTGATGTGGCCTATCTGGCATTATGCCTTTCCAAATGCGAAATGGGTTGTGGTTCGTAGGAGAACGGGAGATATAATTGAGTCCTGTTCAAAAACGGCTTATATGAAAGCTTTCAAAAACGAGTCAAATAGAAAACTTGTGGGAGTGGAAACGGAGGAAGCTGGATGGTTATGGTGGGTACATGAATTTGAAAAGAGGTTTATTCAAATGATTGAAGCTGGAGTTAATGTAAAAGTTATCTGGCCGGAAAGAATGGTACATGGAGATTACCAACAATTGTTTGAAACTTTGGATTGGTTGGGTCTTAAGTGGACTCCGGAGATACTAAATTTTATTGATCCTTTATTATGGACTAGTCGTAAAAAAGAAGGGAGGGTATAATGGCACGGGTTACTTATGCGGATGTTATGGATATTATGGATAGTGATTGTTTGGTTCCTGAATCCAAAGTGACAGTAATGATAACAGCTGCTAGTGCGGTTATAGATAAAATCTTCGCAGAGGATACAGTAATCACAGAAGAACTGCTCACTGAATTAGAAAGATGGTTCACCGCTCATATGATTGCTTCTACGTTAAGCAGAAGCACAAGTAAGGAAAGACTGGGAGATGCAGAAGTAACATTTACTGGAAAGTGGGGGGAGATGTTAAAGTCCACTCCATATGGACAGATGGTTCTTACTTTAGACATTACAGGAAGAATGGCTAAATCTGGAAAAACAGCTGTAACATTGTTTGCTATTCCTAATTTTGAAGACTAATGAGTATACAAAAGTTCATATCTAGAAATTTACCTGAAAAGGCCGTTTACTGGGGTAATCCGGTAAATAATGGATTCGGTAGCTATAATTATGATTCTCCAATTGAAATAGATTGTCGGTGGGAAGAGATGGTTCAATACATCGAAGAAGATAATGGAGAGGCTATTTTATCTAGAGCTGTCGTTTATACTAATGTAGATTTACAAGAGAAAGGATTGCTATATAAAGGAACTTTGTTAAGTCTTATGGAATCTGGAATGGATAGTGCTGGAGAGATAGATCATACTCTAATACAAGGAGTTTTTGAAGTTAAGCGTTGGGGGAAAACTCCTGCTTTAAATTCTACAACAGTCTTTTTGAGAAAAGCTTATTTAACACCTTTCTTAACTTAATTATGCCTAGAGCACCAAAATATAAAACTTCCGCTCGTATAGTAGATGTAAAAGTTGAAGGACTAGATGATGTCATGCGTCGTCTGAAAAAGGAATTGGAGGCGGTGAATCATCGTATATCTACTCGTGGATTGGTTTTGGTAGCTGAAAAGATACGGAGAGAAACAGAAACAGTATATCCTTTAACCCCGGTAGACATCGGAAATTTAAGAGCTAGTTGGTTTGTAGTCGCTACTGAGGTCGGAGAAGTAAATGATCCTCTAGCAATTTCAGGGTCCTTTAGAAATCGGCCTTTTAGAAAAATGCAGTATAAGGCTAGTGAATTGCGAGCCAGACATTTAGCAGTCATTTCTGCTAGCAAAGCGGAAGTGATAAAAGTTAGACAACCTTTAATGATTATGGGATATAGTGCTCCATACGCTTTATATGTACACGAGATTGCCCACCGATTCCCTAATGCGGAATTTAAAAGAGAAGGAGCTGACTGGAAATGGTTCCAGAAAGCAATAAATCGAAATATTCGTACTATCTTTAACATCATAAAAGACAATGCTCGGATACCATGAATGCTCCAACTGTTGATATAAAGGATTTGTTAATAGCGGACAGTTCATTAGGATTGGCGCTTGGGGGTAATCTTTTTATAGGTAAGATGCCTTCTCAACCTAGAAGGACGGTGACCTTATTTGATAGTTATGGATTCGCTCCTCAATTGGCTTTGGCAAATCAAGGATATGAGTATCCAGCTATTCAAATTCAAGTACGAGATGTTGATTATCAGAATGCTTATGATGTAT